AATCTTGATAGTAGGCTCAGATGGTTCTTCTGGCTTGTCTACTTGTTTGATCTTTATCTTGACCGAAGAATCATTTTCTTCAGCGGCTGCTTCGGGTTGGCTTACTTTGATTTTAACTGACATTTCTTTTCACCTCCGCAAGGAGATCTTGAATGTAGAAAATTTCTTCAACTAGATCTTCATTTAAAGGCTGAGATGCGTAGTTGTCCAGCTTTGCCTTAACTTTTTGAAAATTTTCAATTAGTGATTGATTTCGACCTTCTACAATCTCGGCACCAACGGCCTCTTTTAGACGTCCAATTTCTGAATTTAGATAAGACTTTAGGCCCAAGCCATTGTCCGAGAAAGACGTAATAAAATTTGTTAACAACTCTTTCTGCTCAGTCAACAGAGAGTGTTCATAAGTATTGTTGAACCTGTTAATAAACATATTGAATTCAAGTTTGTCGAGGTGCTTCATTTCCGTAAGAACCTTATCCGTTCTACCTAAGAACTTAACACAGTTGTCTTCTAGCATGATCCTCTTCTTAGCAGACAATTTGTCTTGTTGGAGGAACATTCCGACGGTTGCTAAATCTTTGTAATTTGGAATAAAAATGCCAAAAGAATCTGAACCTAAGGCTTGATTGATTTTCTTTATGAGATTTGTTTGCTCATTGAAAACATCTTTTCGACTAATTGCATCAAAATCTTTCTTTGTCTCAGACAATAGTCGACGGGAATAATCCGACTTCAACTCTTTTGACTCAAGCAAGGATCGATAGATCTCCAACTCTTTTGATAGAATGGTTCCTTTTGCAAAGAACTCTTTAAGAATTTCTTTTACGACTTGTTGACCTTGTTTATTCTCACGTATGACAGATTTTGTTAATGAACGAATCAGGCATTCGTAAAGAAAAGCGGTATTTCTTTTCTTATTATGTTTCATGTTATTATCCTAAAGTTGCTATTCTTCTCAATTCTTGATCTAAGTCTTCCACAGCGTAAGCGTTTACAAACTCCATCTCCTTTGACGCTGGAACATATTCGAATAGACTAATTGATCCTCTACCAACATAGCCGTCTTCCTTGGTGCTTTGCTTGGTTCTTGTTTCAAAATCCTCAGGTTCGAACATGTATTGAAACCTTCCCCCATAAGGATTTGGCACTATCTTATTGGAAAGTGCACCTGCGTAACCCTTTGTTGATGCCGTTCCTGCGTATTGTCCAGGAAATTCTGGAACCAAGGCCTGTCCTATGGAAGCTAGTTGATCCGGGCTATGAGATCGCAAAGCATTAAAAGTTTTCCTAGGCTTCTTCCCCATATCTTTGAACTTTTTCATCAGCTCGTTCTCTTTTTTTGCTTTAAACCTTTTAAGTAAATTAGATTCGTCAAGAACAGCGTCTAGCTCTTCTTTGATAATTCTTTTTAGTGTTTCTTTGTTAAGTTTCATTTTTGATTATCCTTTTTGGTTAGTGACTCAAGTAATGTTTTTATTTCAGATTCAGACTTAAATAGTTGGCTCTCTTCTAAATCGATAGATTCTGTAACGCCGCGTGTTAGAGAGTCTAATCCACCAAAGCCGACCTTACCAGGAAAAGTTTTTCGTAGCGTTCCTATTTCACCAGAAGCTGTGTTATTCATTTGTTTTCTAAGGCCGCCTTTCTTATATGTAAGCTTGCGGCGCTTATAAGGCCCTCGAGGCTTAGCATCGTCGTCACGTTTGCCGGGAGGTTCTGCCATAAGATCTGGTTCAACATCTGAATCTCCAGCTGGTGCTGCATCATCTCCACCAGAATCATCTCCGAGGTCCAAATCACCTCCACCAGAATCTCCACCTAGATCAAGATCACCACCACCGCCGGCATCTCCACCACCAGAGTCAGCTTCTGCTGCTCCTTCGAGTGCTGCCATGAATTTCTTGTCGGAGAACATTTCTCGTTGCATTCGTAGATATTCTTCTTGAGACAGTCCAAGTAGATTTTCCGAAACCCAACGTCGAGAGAAGTAACCTTCTGTAGCTGCTCCTGCGATGTCGAACTTGCTCTTCCAGTGTTCGAGCTCTTGCATTTCAGCAATCTTTGAAGGGTTGTTGAGAGATAGTTTGAAGTTTAACAAGTCGTCTCCACGATATCCTAGGGTGTACAAGTGAACGATTCCTACTTTTTCCAATTCTGAAATGAGAACTCGCTGAAGCCTCTGGATGGTTCTTGCGAAGCGGATGTCTTTCTGAGCCAATGTCGTTTTATCTTCAGTCGCACCTTCTCCCATTGATAGATAGGATTGTGGGACTTTCAATGCTGAGAATAGTTTGTCTCGAAGATACTTAACGTCTTCGATCTGTGCTGTGAATTGACCACCAGGAAGGTTCTCAATGTTCGTAGAGGACTGTCCATTTCTAATAGGGATAAAGTAATCCTCCTCAATCGAAAGAGGGTTGTAGCGCAAATCTACACGTCCTGTGGTTGGATCTACAACTTGGTGGCGTTTCATTTGTGTCATAACTTTCTGCATGTATTGTTCAACATCTTGAGGAGCAATCCCGCCAACGTCAATCTTGAACACACGTCGCTCTGGTGACCTTGTAATTCGATAGGCCATCATTGCGTCTTCGAGAAGCGTAAGTTGTCTCCAGATGCGTCTAGAGGGCTCTAAAACGGATGTTCCGTAAGGGGCATGCTTGTCGTTTCCGAGAACACGAAAGTGAGCAACCTGCCAATTCTCAAGTGTCAATGATGCATTGTTCCACTGGAACTGAACGTAATTTGGATTTGTTGGGTCTTCACCTTCAAGTCTTTCGACTTCTTGAGGAGGTAGCCCAATGCAGTTTTGAATTCCTTTTTCTTCATCAATGTCAAGATAGACGAAGAGGTCTCCGTACTTACACATTGTTCTAGCCCAACCAAATAGGTTATGCTCAACATTCATGATGTTGTAGTAGAGAGCGTGTAGAATATACTTGATTTCGTCGTTTGTACATTTGATGTGCAACATTGGAGTCAAAGCTGAGTGTGTTGTCATCTCATCCGCATAAATGTCTAGAGAAGATGCAATCTCAGGTGTGAACTCCATTTGGTCAAAGTCGATATAACGCTCAGCTCGGTTTCTGTTCGAGATCATGTTAAGCGTCATGATGTTCATTGGATTATATTCAGTCTTCTTGAACTGTTGTCCTGAGGCTGACTTGAAGCGCTTTGCGTAAATGTCCAAGTGCCGTCGTCTAAGTTGTCTGCCTGATTGAGTTCGTCGTAAGGTCAGAGGACCCGAGAACATTCTTGTTAGTGATTTGAACAACTGGTTTTGATTATTGTTCGGGTTTCTTTCGTTACGAGCCATGTTTTATCCTTTGTATATCCACAAAAAGTTTTTTGCTTTTTCGATCTCCTCCTGATGTTTTTCATTGAAAGTTTCTTTGTAGAAATTTTGACCTTTTATTTGTGTGTTCATGGTTGTGGTGGTTTTGAAGACACCTCCAAGCATCGCTTTCTTATATGCCATGTCTCTCTCGTTTTCCGCAAGTGCAGTGTCTCTAACCCAGCAAGCTATTGCTAAAGACATTACGAGGTCATCATTGTAAGAACGCATTGCTTGAGGTTTACCATTGAACCAAATAAAAGTTTTCAATTCGTGAAAAACTCTAGCGGAGTGCATAGTAATTAGTTTGTTTCTGACGTACTCCTCCATTTTAGCCACGATTAAAGGTCTTGTTTTGGTAGACGTTGTAAAACCCATCACTGCACGGTCGTCATTTTCAGCCAAGTAGGCTTCAACATATTCGTGAGTCGACTTGATAGAGTAGTAAAGTTTTTTATAATCCATGTCCTTTAGTTTTTCAAGAACAGCGATTCCTACACCAACATTCTCAACAACAAGAAGACAGGTTCCATATTCAGTTCCGGCATCGTATAAGATTCTCGAGTACATGTCTAGATCAGGTTTGCCTTGATATTCCGCAACAACTGTCATTGTGTCAACGCGGATAATGTGAAAGCAACTAAAGTCTGCTCCGTCGCCACGTGCAACATCAGCAGATAGAAGATAGGGAACTCCTTCTTCAAATTTTTCCCAAATCCAAAAGT